TGATTGTGTAATTGATATTATAACAGCAGCAAGTGGTGCAACAAACCTAAGTATTGGTGATACCAGTGCTGGGGGTGGACCAGCAACAATTCTTAACACTTTCCCAAGTGGTACAGATGCAGGTCGAGTTTACCCAACAACACAAGCTGGTGCTGCACTTGCTTGGCAAGACACAGGTACAGAAGATTTACGTTTGACTGTAACTGCGTCAGCGGCAACAAGCGCGGGTTTGGTTCGTTTTACTATCTTATACGCTCAAAATAACAATTTAGCGTAATAGGAGGCTAGTATGGCAGGTCCAGTACAAGCATTTAATCATGCACAAGGAAGTGCTGCGGCTGTTGTTGGCCCCGCACGTTCACGCATTCGTCAAGTTGTAATATTTGCTGCAGCAGCAGGAGCGTTTACAATAAAAGACGGAAGCGCGACAGGAGATACGCTAATTACACAAACATTTCCATCAGGTTATCATCAAATAAACATTCCAGATGATGGAATACTTGCCACAAGTGGTGCGTTTGTTAGTGCGTTTACAGGAAGTAGTAATCAACTGACGCTCTTTTTGTCTTAAAGGTGTAACATGGCTCGTAAAAGAGACAAAATGCCTGCAAGAAACAAAAAAAATTTCCGCCCCACAAAAAAGGGGGCGGGAATGACTAAAGCAGGTGTTGCTGCTTACAGGCGTAAAAATCCCGGATCTAAATTAAAAACTGCTGTAACTGGCACCGTTAAAAAAGGTAGTACCGCAGCTAAAAGGCGTAAGTCTTATTGCGCAAGATCTGCGGGTCAAATGAAGAAGTTTCCAAAAGCTGCAAAAGATCCGAATAGTCGTTTACGTCAAGCCAGAAAGAGATGGAAATGTTAGAAAAACAGATAATAATTGGTGTTGCGATAGCCGCGCTAGGAATTATTGGCACTGTTTCTTATAACTGGGCGGCTTGGGCTACTGAAACTCTTATTGCAGTTGATAAAAGAACTGAGGTTATGGCTACGCAGATAGAGTTTATTACGATTGAAATGGAGAAGACATATGGCAATATCCAGAAGTCAAATGAGCAAGCAAGTTACAAAGCCCGGTGGTAAGCTTAGAGGCATACCAAAAGGTTTAACTTACTTTAAAAAAGGTGGCGCTGCTTCAAAAAAATCTAAAGGAAGTAAGATTTGTCCTGCTGGTAAGGCGTGGGCTAAACGTACTTTTGACACATATCCTTCTGCATATGCAAACATGGCAGCATCTAAATATTGTAAAGATCCTAACTACGCTAAAGGTGCTAAAGGAAAGAAGAAAAAGTAATGGGTGCGCTTAAAGATTGGGTAAATCAGGACTGGGTTAGGATTGGCACTGACGGTTCTATAAAAGGTAAGTGTGGTACTTCTAAAAATAAGAAGAACCCTGACCGATGTTTGCCTCGTAAAAAGGCTCAAAGCCTTTCTAAAGCAGAAAGAGCCAAAACTGCTCGTAAGAAAAAAGCAGAAGGATCAAAAGGTAAAACCGTTGTTTCTAATACAAAAAAGGCAAAGGTTAGGAATATGAGCCTTGGCGGTGTTGCAGAGACACAATCTAAAAGAAAGTTTAGAGGTAAAAAGATACCCGGAACCGCTGTTGCCAGAGGTTGCGGTATGGTGATGGCAAATAAAAGAAAGCGCACAAAAGGCGCTGTTAGTCAGTCGTAAGGAGATAATCATGGCTATGAAGAAAAAAGGCTACCGAAACGGTGGTAAAGTAAAGAAAATGTCCAAAGGCGGATCGGCTGGAGGAAGAATGAGAATGATGAAAAAAGGTGGAGCCGTTGGTGGTAAGAAATCTCTTGCAGCCGCAAAAGCAGCACTTCCTAAAGGGTATAAAATAGTAAAAACAAAATAATGTCTTATTTATACAGCAACATTCCTTATTTTAAGGCATGGGTTCGCCGTGAATATACTCACAACCATGAGGATTATCACGGCGAATTTCTTCATGCTATGGTTATCGGTGTTACGTCTATGCCTAATAGATGTTTAAGTTTCCAAGTTATTTTTACTGGAAATGAGGCCGAGGGAGAAGAAGAGGATACAGTACATGGCGGTGCAATGTGGGCAAGAATGCCTATAACTGCTTTGGTAGCTGATATACCTTTAGAAGAATGGCCTGACCCAATGAAAACATATGATGCTCAACCTTGGGATTGCTCATCACATAATCATGCAGTTTATGTTATAGATAGAGCCACACCTTGTCCTTGGTTGGCGAAAATAGATAGCGAATTTTTTCCTGCAAAATATTTGTTTACTGTAGATTACACTGAATCAGAAATAGCAGATGATCCTGCGCAACATAAACAAAGTCATGTTTTACAGCTTTTAGATGCTGGAGAGTGGACGGGTAATATTGTTGCGCTACCAAATAATCGTGTAAGGGTTACTCATCCCGCTTGGTTTGAAACTGGTGAGGGAGCGCCACATTTCAAACCGTCTCAACATATACACTATTCAAAAAGTGATTTAGACTATACACTAGATGTCAATAGAATATTTGATAACCTTTATAATGAGGAAGAGAAATGACCGTATCTAACTCAACAGACTTTGAATTAGACGTAGCAGATTACGTTGAAGAAGCTTTTGAGCGTTGCGGCTTAGAAGCCAGAACTGGATATGATCTAAAAACAGCCAAAAGATCACTTAATTTAATGTTAGCTGACTGGGCAAATCGTGGTTTAAATCAGTGGACTATACAGCAAAGAACCATATCGTTAGTAAAATCTGATGGCGAATATACCTTAGATACTGATGTTATTGATATTTTAGCTGTTGTTATACGCAGGGACGGTACTGATTTTAGTATTAGTAGAGTAAGTCGTGATGAATTTTTATCTATTCCTACCAAAACAACTGAGGGAAGACCTACGCAATTCTTTTTGGACAGACAAATAACACCAAATTTAAAAGTGTGGCCTTTGCCAGAAAATGGTACAGAAAAATTAATCTTTGATTACTTAACAAGAATAAATGACGCTGACACAGCTAAAAATACAATGGAGGTTCCTTTTAGGTTTTATCCATGTTTAGCTGCTGGTTTAGCTTATTATATATCTTTAAAACGTGCGCCAGAAAGAGTTCAAATGCTCAAGGCTGTTTATGAAGAAGAATTTCGTAGAGCAATAGATGAAGATAGAGATAGAGCTTCTTTTCAAATATCTCCAAGTCTAAGGAACTATCGTATTGTCTAGATTCGCAACAGGTAAGAAAGCTTTTGGCATTTCAGACAGGTCTGGATTCAGATACCGTCTAAAAGACATGCGCAAAGAGTGGAATGGCCTGTTAGTTGGTAAAGATGAATATGAAGAAAAACACCCTCAGTTAGAGCCTTTTGGTAAAGTTGCAGATCCAGAGGCTATAAAAAACGCTAGACCAGAGACAAATTTAATAAATCAAAGATCTTTTCAATATGGATTTAATCCAGTTGGATTTAAACCCATTTCAGGTTTAATTGAGGGAAATGACTTAGTTGCCACAGGACAAGTTGGGACGGTCACACTTTTCTTTCCTAAAACTTTAGGATCAGAGGCTACTGGTGAAGTTGGAGATGTAACTGTTATTTTGCCTGCATCTATAACAGTTGCGGTATCTGGTTTTGCTTCTTTGACAGGCTCTGTAGGTTCTGTTTCTGTTGAGGAGGGTATTGTTGTTTCTGTCACAGGATCTAGCAGCACCTCTTCTGTTGGCACTGTAACTGTTTCAACGGCAAATGTGATCGCTGTAGTTACAGGTTCTGCTGGCACTGCTTCAGTAGGTTCTGTGACTACTTCAACAAATGTAACTAATTATGCGGTTACTGTTGCCACGGGGACCAACTCTTATGGAACAGGTAATAAATTTTACATTGATGGGTCTGTGTCTCCGACCCTTACATTGAACGAAGGTGATACATACTGGTTTGATCAGAGCGACTCAAGTAATAGTTCACATCCTTTGCGTTTTAGCACCACCGCAGACGGTACGCATAACAGTGGTTCAGCTTATACCACGGGAGTTACGACAGTAGGAACTCCGGGCAGTGCGGGAGCGTATACGAAGATAACAGTTGCTTCTGGTGCGCCCACGTTGCATTACTATTGTACCAACCATTCAGGTATGGGAGGCCAAGCGAACACACCATGAGTTTTACATTTGATAGTTTAAAGCAAGCAATACAAGATTATACAGAAAATTCTGAAGTAACTTTTGTAAATAATCTTTCTATTTTTATTAGGACGGCTGAAGAGCGTATACTTAAAAGCGTTCAGTTAAATCTTTTTATGCGTAATCAACAAGGCACTATGACAACAGGAAATAGATTTCTTGGTGCGCCTAGTGATTTTTTAGCTCCTTTTTCTTTAACTTTGACATCTAATAGTGAAAAAGAGTTTCTTGAATTTAAAGATTTGTCTTATATTGAGTCTTTTCATCCTAATGAAACAGAAACAGGAAAGCCAAGGTACTATGCTCAATTTGATGTGGGAAACTTTATATTAGCTCCGACTCCTAATGCTGATTATGACGTTGAGGTTCAATATTTATTTAGACCTGCTAGTTTAACATCTGGTGCAGGCACAGCTACATCTTGGTTAAGTGAAAATGCAGAACTTTCTTTATTGTATGGATCTTTAGTAGAAGCTTATATATTTATGAAGGGTGAACCAGACATGATGGCGATGTATGACAAAAGGTTTGCAGAGTCATTACAAGGTCTTAAAATGCTGGGAGAAGCAAAAGAAACTACGCAAGATTATCGTGTAGGTAAAATTGTAAGGAATAAACAATAATGTTTAAATTAAATTTTGACGTACCAGACGATCCAATCGTCAACGTACAAACAACACAAAATCGAGGGTTTAGCCCCGATGAAGTTGCAGAGCGCTGTGTGGAAAAGCTGATTAGTGTGTCGGATGATGCGCATCCCGCTATCAGAGATCAGGCAAAAGCGTTCCAAAAGCACATGGAAAAAGTGGTTGCATTTTATATGCGCGAAGCTATTCGCAGTGACCGCACAACCGTGTATAATGCCCTTAAAGATGCG